AATGGGGATAGTGAAAGTTTTAAATTCAAGATACGTCCTGATATGGCGGAAAAATACATAGCGTTAATAGCGGATGATATTGTTATGTGTGCTGATAGTTTAGCATCAAGATTAGTGCATTCATTAGGACTTAAAAAAGATAACCAATAAACTAGAATCATGAGTAGTAAAGACGAAGCAATGAAAGAAGGGAAAGCCTTTAACAATTCTTTTTGCATTGAAGCCAACAGGATTGACGAAACCCATATTGATAAATGTAAGAATCAATGCGCTAATTGCTCTAAGATTGAAAGATTAAATAGAGAAGCCAACGAACAAACTAAGGAATTATTGAGTGCGGATGAAGAATTTATTTCAGAAGTAACAAATTATTTAGGGGGTGATGCAATAGCACACGCATACGCAACAGATATTTTAGAAAAGGCAAAAGCCTACCGCCAATCGAAACTAAATGAGGTGACGGATGAAGTAATAACAAAATGTGCAAAAGGACAACAATCAGGGCTTAACGTTTATTTAGACCCATACACAGCAATTAACAATTTGTTAGAACACCTTAAAAAGAACTGAATCATTTAAAACCAAAGAACAATGAATGCATTAGAAAAAACAGTACTAGAAGCACTTTTAATACCTGTAATTAAGGGATTGAAGAAAGACGTCAAGAGATTAAAAGAGGAAAATTCAAAACTAAAGGAGCAAAACAATAAACTATTAAATAAAATCCTTGAACAATGAAAAAAGCGATTGATACTTTTTTGTTGGATATAGAAATTGAACACGTCCACCAACTACAAAACCTATACCACGCATTAACAGGAAAAGAACTAATAAAGAAATAAAATATGGTTTCAGGTAATAAAATATTGGAATTAGTAAATATTAGCCTTGAATGAGATATAATATTCGGGTACAGATACCACTCCGACACAACGTACTATATTAATAATAAAGAAATAAGATGAATTGGATAAACACAAAAATAAAACCAAAACCACCAGAACAATGAAAAAAATTAAATTCGTATCTTTGATATTGGAAGTAGTTTCCTGGTCAATGGTACTAGCAATAACTATTAACCAATATTTGAACAGATGAAAAAAATAATTACATTACTGATAATGCTAACAATGTCATGCACAGCAGACGATGACAGCGTAAGAGTAGAGAACTGCGGAGAGATAACTTTTCTAAACGCCGGACAACCTACGTCATCATGCCAAACAGGATTTAGCGTATCTTACATAATTAACGGAAACATAGCAAAAAGCGAATGTATAACAGAATCCAGATTCAACGATTTAGTAATAGGTGGCCAGTTTTGCGGGTCAGTAAATAATTAAGATGACAAAGGATAACTACATAGTAGAAGATAATATCATGAGCTTAATAAGTTTAGGTAATCATACATCTTTTAAAGTAAATCACAAAACATGGAGTACAGATTATATTTTTAAAATGGATAAACACCTATTGAACTAATGGCATACTCATCAGAAGAGATAGAAACAATCTTTAATACTATTTGCGATAGAATAATAGAGGGGGAATCTACACGAACAATCTTAATGGAAGAAAATATGCCATCTTCTCGTACTTTTTGGAAATGGTTAGACGAAAGCGAAGAAAAAGTAAAGCAATACGCGCGCGCGAAAGAGTTGTATTCAGAATCAACCTTTGAGGATATTATACTTATCTCTGATGGTACTGATGACGATTTATTAATAGATGAGAACGGGCTAACTCAAGTAAACCATAATGTAATACAGCGCGATAGATTACGTGTAGATTCTCGAAAGTGGGCTTTATCTAAATTAAATCCTAAAAAGTATGGCGATTCACAACTATTAAAACTAGGCGACCAGGACGGAAATGAATTAAAAATAAACGCTATATTTCAAACAGACTTATTAAATGTACCAGCCCACGACAGCACTACAGAAGATAGCAAGTCTTAAAAAACCCACTAGGGTAGTACAAGGCGGTCAAGGAGCCGGAAAGACCATAGGGATTGAAATGATCTTACAGAATCATGCACTACACCAGACCAAGAGCGCACCTAAAGAAATAACCATAATGCAAGCCGAACTTTCAAAGCTGAAAAAGACAGCGATGAGAGACTTTATAAAAATCTTAAAATCTTTTGGTCTTTTTGATTATAGATGCTGGAATAAAACAGATAGTATTTACACTTTTCCTAATGGAACCTATATCGAGTTTTTAGGTATGGACCGCGCTGACGTGGGGAAAGGTTTTAGACGGGATATTCTATACTTCAATGAAATTAATAAAGGAGGGATAACGTTAGATGCCTATATGCAGTTTGCGTCCAGGGCCAACTTAGTTTTTGCAGACTTTAATCCTGATAGGCGTTTCTGGTTGCATGACGAGATAATCCCTGACCCTGACACAGATTTTTTAATACTTACATACGAGGATAACGAGTTTATCCCTGCAGGAGAAAAAAAACAGATACTAAAATACAGAGAAAAAGGATTCTTTAAACACAAAGGTTTAAGCGTTAATGAATTATTCAAAGAAAGTAATATCAAAAATAAATATTGGGCTAACAAATGGAGGGTTTACGGTCTTGGCATGGTTGGAGCATTAGACGGGCTTATCTTTGATAATTGGACAGAAATAAACACAATACCTAAAGAGGCGGTTTATATTGGCACCGGCTTAGATTTTGGCTATTCAAACGACCCTACAGCGATAACAGATATTTATAAATGGAATAACAAGAGGATATTAGACGAAGTTTGTTATCGTACTGGCATGGTTAATAGTGATATAGCAAGCGCATTAAAGGGCAAAGGTATTGTTTACGCAGACAGCGCAGAACCTAAGAGTATTGAAGAAATAAGGCGAACAGGAGTTGATATAAGACCAGCAACCAAAGGCGCAGATAGTATTAATTACGGGGTTAGCACCATGCAAGAGCAAGAATATTTAGTGACTAAAAGAAGTATTAACTTAAAAACAGAGTTAAATTCTTATACGTGGGCAGTTGATAGGGACGGCAATACTATTAATAAACCTATTGATATGTTTAATCACGCTATCGACGGCATTAGGTACCACGAAATGGAAACAGTAGGTTTAAGGAATCAAGTATTCATTTTTTAGTAGAAAATACGTATATTTGACACGGCAGAACGAACTGCAATACTCAAATGATATATTATGAAGTACTTAATTTAAAGGCCCTTAATGTAAAAGTTAAGGGTTTTTTGTTTATATTTACGTATCTCAATTAGAGATTAATTCATATTTTAAGGTTGGTTAAGCAGGAAACTCACTTATTAACGTAGGTGAGTTTTTTGCGTTATCGTATTACTAAGTTTTTTTTATTAACTTTGAAAAATACATAAGTTATGGCGAATGAAGTTTATAAATAGGTTAAGGATGGCGGGGTCACTCCTGACCACCTCTAAGAGAGTACTCGAAAACGCATACAATCAGGCATTTTTTGGAATGATCGGAGAGGTAGGCACAAACTACGACACTAAAGGCACAGACTACATTGAAAGCGGATATAACGTCAATTCAATAATTTATACGATAATATCCCAACAAGCGCGCAAAACTTCTGATGTACCTTATTTCATCAAGAAAGTAGAAAACAAGGGTAGCGCAAAGCAGTTTAAGCAAAAAATAAAAACCTCTAACGACTCACCACAGGCCAAACTACTAATTAAAAGCCTAGAGACAAAAGCATTTTCAGAAGGTGATGTACTGGATATGCCACTAGAACGGCCTAATATATTTCAATCCTGGTCAGAGTTTTTCGCATTATACAAAACCTTTCTAAAAACAAACGGTAATGTTTATATCTATAAATTAATACCTGAATTTGGCAAGAACGCAGGAGCGCCACAAGCATATTACCTTTTACCGTCACACCTTATTGATATAGTCTTGAAACCTGACGCTAATATGTTAATGGATGAGTCACCAATTAAAGAATATATGCTCATAGAGGGCAATAGGTATAAGTCCTTTCCAGTAGAGACGATCGAACACATTAAATATCCTAACCCAAATTTTGACTTATCAGGCAGCCACCTTTATGGACAAGCCCCACTAAGGGCGGGGGCTAAAAACATTGATAGTTCAAACGAGGCCGCTAACCAGAACATCAAAACGATGAAAAATAGCGGGGTCTATGGTTTCATTCATGGTAAGTCTAATCCTATCACGCCGGACCAAGCAAAGGAAATGAAAGATAGGCTCATGGAAATGGATGATAACCCAGACAGATTAAGCAGAATCGCGGGGGTCAGCGCAGAAATGGGCTTTACTAGACTTTCACTAACTACAGATGAATTACAGCCGTTTGAGTATCTGAAATACGACAAAGAACAACTGGCAGGGGTATTGAATTGGGCACAAATAGACAAAGATGCAAGCGATTTCGGCAACACCATGAAGGAATTGAAAAAGCAACGTATCATTGACGATATAATGCCAGACCTTAATATGTTAGAGGCCGTCTTTAATGAGAACTTACTGCCCTTGTATAAGGGCTACGAAAATACGATGCTATATTTCGATGCAAGCACACTCCCAGAGATGCAATTAGATATGCAAGTTTTGGTTAAGTGGTTAAGTCAAGCCTTATCTGATAGGACCATAACAAGGAACGAATATAGGGACGCAATGAACTACCCACAAGTAGAGGGTAAAGGATTTGATGACTTCGAGGATGAATTTGACGAGCCTAACCCATTAGAAATTGAAGTAGATGACGCCGAGACAGTACAGTAATTGGTATTACAAGAACCACAACAAATACGAGCGCAAAGCGTTTGGAATCGTAAAGAAACGCATCGAAAAACTTTTAGTAAAAATAAATTACAGGAGCCTAACACCTACCAACTACAAAAAAGCCATAACCAAAGAAGTTAAAGAGGATGACTTTCTTAAAATGCTCAATGAACTATATCTAACCATTGGCATTATTCACGGAAATAGAATATATCAAGGCATAGCCAATGATAATCTGAATATCAAAGCGGCCCGCCCGATGTTTAACGAGGCATTTCAGGAATTGCTATTGATATGGTTAAGACGTAACGCAGGAACCAAGATAAAGACCATACGCAAGAGTTTTATAAACACGCTCATTGATTTTATTGCTAATGAGTCTGACGAAGGTATAAGCATTAACAAAATAGTCAGTAGTATCATAAAAACCTTTGGAAACAAAAAAGGTTTATATCGTTCTCAAATAATGCGAATAGTCAGAACAGAGACAGCCGCCGCCGCTAATTATGCCGCGTTACAGGCAATGGAAAGCGAGAATTTGATAATTGATAAAGTATGGATTTCAACTCATGACAACAGGACGAGGGACGGAGATAGCAGAAACGAATATGACCATTTAGCCATGCATGGGGTTACAAAACCAAGAGAGGAACTATTTAAAGTGCCTAACCAAAACGGAGATTTTGACTCTATACTCTTTCCGGCAGACCCTACAGGGGAGCCAGGAAACGTAATAAATTGCAGATGCACGATAGCACCTAAACCAAGAAGGAACGAACAGGGATTTTTAATACTAAAGCTATAAGTGATAATTTTTTAGTAAATTTGAATAATTAATTACAAATTGTTATGGATTTTAAGCAAATCAGTTATGATCTAAAAGACTTAGACGAAACAAAAGGCATAGTTGTAGCCTACGCAAACGTTTACAATGTAAAAGACTCCGACGGTGATATTTCGGCTTTTGGCAGTTTTGACAAGACCGTTAAAGAGAATCGAAAGAGAATACGGGTTTTAAAAGACCATAACCCAACCCAAATGATAGGCGTACCACTAGAGATAGACACCAAAGACACCTACGGACTACTTACCACGACTCAATTCAATATGCATAAAGCATTGTCAAAGGATATGTTTACTGATGTTAAACTCATGCATGATAGCGGTCTTAATGCTGAATTATCAATAGGCTACAAGGTTTTAGGAAGGGACCAGAAAAATAAATCAATCATAAACGAATACAAGTTAGGCGAATACTCTTTTTTGTCGAGTTGGGCCGCTAATGAATTAAGCACAGTACAAAATATAAAAGCGATAAAATCACATTATGGTATAATGGAACTTATCGAGAAAGCATACAATCTGGATTATTCAGATAGTCGATTGAAACAAATCGAAACATTATTAAAAACACTCACAGACGAGCCGTTACAAAGTGACACTCCTAATGTAGAGCCGTTAGTAAATTCAATTAAATTATTCACACAAAACATTAGGAATTAATGGAAACAAAAGAATTAAATGAAGCCTTAGAAGGGCTTAAATTAGAACTTGAAGGAAAGACAGCCGACGAAGTAAAGGCGGCCGTTGATGCTTTCAAGGCAGAAAATAAGGAATTGCTAGAATTTGATTTCAAGGCAATTTCAGAAGGGTTGGACGGTCTTAAAGACGTGCCAACAAATATCGAAGCCATGCAGAAGCATTTGGATTCATTGGATATTAAAATGCAAGACGGAGCATTCGGTAAGAAAGAAACGCTGTCTACAAAGCAAGAGATCAAGAAAGCCATTACAGAGAATTTTGAGAACATCAAAAATGTAAAGGTTGGAAAATCAGTTGATTTTGAGATCAAAGCGGTTGGCGATATGACTACAGGGAACATTTCAGGCGATGAAGAAAGAGATTTCTCTAACGTAGTAGCGAAAGTTCCTAACCAGAAAGTTAATTTTTCTGATCTTGTTGGTGTAATTCCAATTTCGGGCGGTACTTATACCTTCCCTAGAGAATTAGCAGGCGAAGGCGCAATGGCTACGCAGACCGAAGGGGCAAGCAAAGCACAGAGAGATTACGACTTCTTGCACGTTGACGTAACAACCGATTTTATTGCCGGTTATGCTCGTTACTCAAAGAAAATGGCGAACAACGTACAGTATTTAGAAGGTTTCCTTCCTGGTGCATTACGTAGAGACTACATGAAAGCTGAAAGCACGATTTTCAATACGGCTTTAATTGCACAGGCAACAGCGTCAGCAGAATTGGCAGCAAGTCACGATAACAAAACAGAACAAATCTTAGCAGAGGTGGCAACACTTGAAGCATTGGATTTTGATGCTAATGGTATCGTACTTACTACAGCAGACTATTACGACATTCTTACTACAGAAAAATCAACGGGCGCCGGTTACGGACTTCCATTTGGTTGGACTTATGAAGGTGGCGTATTAAGATGTTTGGGTATTGCAGTTGTAAAATCTAACTGGTTGGCAGCTAACAAGTATTATGTTGGTGATTGGTCAACGGTCAAGAAAGTCGTTACCGAGGGTCTTTCAGTACAATTCAGTACAGAGGACACAGACAACTTTACGAAAAACAACATCACGGCAAGAATCGAGAGCCAAGTAGGTTTAGCGGTACATCGCCCTGATGCAATCATATACGGAGACTTTACTGCGGTCTAAGCAGTATTTTATTGGTTGGTTAGAGTTGAAAAGCCCCTTCATGGTTAGGGGCTTTTTTTAAAGAATAATTTGGCTCATGTCATTTTATTTCTGTTGGGGCTATAGGGGTGATAGCTTATGGCCCTTTTTTAATTAAATTTTAGTAACTTTGAGAAAACAAACATCATGGCAAAAGTAAAAACAGGCTTTCATTGTGTGCAAGAAAATAAGACCTACAATGTGGGAGACACTTATACAGGCAAAAGGAAGGACTTAAAGGCGTTTTTAGAAGCCCCAAAAAAGAAACCGACTACAAAAAAGAAATAAATGGCAACCATCACACAGTATAGGGATGTAGTCACGTTATCAGATACTAAACTGTATTTGAGAATGGACCAAGATCTAACGGAGGCAGACATAGAAATAACCACTATGATAAATAGTGCGTGTGAATTAATAGAAAAATACACGCAAGTCTATTTAAAGCCCCAATCAAAAACATACTATTTCGGGCCAGTTGATTGTATTAGGATATACGACTATCCAATAAACAGCACTACAGAGGTATTGGACACCGATTACACGGTGGACACCTTAGAATTATATTCTAACTATACACAGAAAATATCAACATTAAAAAGTATAACAGCTAACATAGGGCACACCGATACGGCCAATGTAAAAGACTTGTTTAGACTCGCTTGTATGGAAACCGTTAAACGATGGTTTTATGGGTCCGAGTCAGAGACAGTAGGGAGTTTGCCAGAGTCGGTAATGAATATGTTAGCAAGCGAAAGGAGGTTTATATTTTGAAGTCCAGGAAACTACAAAAAAGAGTTTCAATTTATGAAAGCACTACCGTATCTGATACATTTGGAGGTAATACGGTGACTTTTAAAAGAATTGCAGAGAGGTGGTGCAATATCGAGGATGTAAAAGCAAATAGTTTCCAGAACATAGCAGGGATAACGGACTTTACAAACGTGTTCAAATTCACATTCAGATACGATGAAGAACTAATAATCAATCCTAAAAGGCATAAATTAGAACATAAAGGGCTAGATTATGAAATCATAGACGTTAAAACGGATGGTTTTAGGAATGTATCGCAAGTAGTAACGGCAAAACAAGTTCTAGGTCTTGACTAAAATAACTTTTGATACAAGCCAGTTAAAAACGCTTAAAGAAAAGCTAAAGAAAGCCGGACCAGTAGCGATAGCGAATATAAACGCAGAAGTAGAGGCTACGGCAAACGATGCTTTAAATATAGCGACTAGATTAACGCCAGTTGACAAAGGTTCTTTAAGATCGTCTAATTACCTTAAACAGACTGACGAAATGGTTTACGAGATAGGTAATAATTCAGAATATGCGGCCTATGTAGAATTTGGAACAGGTAAAAGAGTTGTAATACCCGCAGAACTAACAAGTTTTGCACAACAATTCAAGGGAGGGACTGGCGAAAGTTGGGATAACGCTCTTGAAGAAATAAAAGAATGGTGTAAAAGGCAAGGAATACCAGAGGAAGCGGCTTATCCTATTTTGGTTTCTATCCTCAACAACGGGGTAGAACCACAACCCTTTTTATATCCAGCGTTAAAACTAGGGAGAAAAGTGTTGACGGTAAGAATTAAAAATTATATTAAAACGTTTGGCATAGATGAATAAGACGTTACCAGACAAATGGATAAGAAAAGCGATTTACGACGTGTTTAACGGCACTACAGTAGATAGTCAGACTATTAACGTCTATGATAGCAGATATACGGCAGACACGGCTAATAACCCCGCCTATGTCATTCTTAGCGTACAATCTAACGAGGTCGATTACAATAAATGCGATAAATTCTGGTTATCGAACATACTTTTGGAGGTTTGCACGTTGTACGGTGGTACTGGAAACGTAGGTAGTAGATTATTAGCGGATAACGTTCTTGATTCATTACGGGCCGCACTAGTGCCCGACTTAGATTTAAGCGCAGGAGGGCTAGAGGTCATGCAACAATTACATAGTTTTCCAAGCGATCTATCTACGACATTACCTAACGGGCAGTTGTTTAGAAAATTCCTTAGGTTAGAATTAAAAATAAAATAGTAACTTTGAATATTAACAAATAAATTATAATTATGGCAGGAGAAACTTTATTAGTAGGTGATGTACAAATAGTATCACTCTACAATGCTACAGCCTATGAGCCTATCGGGTGTTTGTCGAATAACAGTTTTGATAGCGAATTGGCAGTAAACGAACTAAGTACTAAATGTGACGCGGGCAACGTCATTAAGACTCCAGGAGCGTTTAGTTATTCTATTTCTGGCGATGGGTTCTCTATCGATTCAGCAGTAGATACAGGCAAATTGTCTTACGAGGACCTTTTTGACCTACAACAAGCGAAAACTCTTGTAGAGTGGAAACTAGACACAGCAACGACTACAAACACAGCAGTTTATGGTAGTGGCTATATCACTAGTTTAAGTCAAGCGTCACCAACAGCGTCAGAGAACTCTACATTTACATTTACAATAAGCGGGTCGGGGGCGACAACATACACGAACCCTAACCCATAAAACAGAGATAAAATGATAGGAAAAAAATTTACTAAGATAAACTTAGGAGGTAAAGAGCGTACTTTCTGGTTTGGTTTGGGATTTATGGGGCGACTCATAAAAGGCACTAACAGTACATGGGAGACTATAAGAGAGGATATTGCAAAAGACCCTATTTTAATGATTCCAGAAATGATGTATCATTCAATGTATTACGCCTATGAAAGGGAAGGAAAAGAAATTGATTTTACAAAGTTTGATATTATAGACTGGATAGATCAAGGAGGTGTTGAGGCCGCAAAAGCGATTGAACTTTTTAGTCTTGCTTACAGGGAGTCAGAAGAAAGCGGGCTACCAGTAGAGGATAAAAAAAAAGCGAGAAACAAAGTTCGACCAGTAAAAAAGGAAACTTCCAAAGCGAAGTAATATCTTTTGCGTTAGGCGAATTAGGAATACCTACTCTAAGAGAGGTTTATGACATGACTCTTGGAGAATTTGCTTTAAGAGAGTACGCTTATAGAAGGCAAGAGCAATGGGAATGGGCAAAGTATAGGATGGTGGCGTATTGGGCGGTTAGATCTTTCAATATAGACCCTAAAAGCATACCTAAGACGCCTAAAGATATTATAGATCTTGATTTTGTAGATGCAAGCGCAGTAACAAACAGGCAACTGGAAGCGTTCAAAGCGGCTCAAAAAAGGTTTGACAGCGAAGTAAAAAAGAAAAATGGCGGATAACACTTTTTATATTAAGATTGGCGCAGTAGTGGATGACCTTGAAAAAGGCATGGATAAAGCCACCACTAGCGTAGAAAAGTTTGAAACCAGTACAAAAACAGTCTCAAAAACAGTTGGCGATAGCCTAGACGGTGCAAAGTCAGCAGCTAATAATCTTAAAGGAGGCCTTGAAGGGGTGGCCGATCAAGTTCTAGTAGTAGGTAAAGCGGCTAAAATATCTGGCAAAGCCATGAAGTCAGCCCTAATATCTACAGGAATCGGGGCTTTTGTTGTTATATTAGGCGAAATAGTCGCCAATTGGGATAAAATAAGCGAGTTCGTAGGTCTTACAAATCGAGATTTAGAAATACAAGAAAATTTATTAAAAGCGAATAGAGGTCTTTTAAGTTCTCAATTAAAACTAAACAAAGAACAATTAAAATTCTATGAGGACCAGAATTTAAACACAGACGACCTACTAAAAACCGAAAAGAAACTACTAGAGCAGAAAGCCGCCTTATTGGTTGCGTCTATATCTAATTTAAACGCTAGACTACTTGAAGAACAAAGCGCGGCCAGAGAGGTTAGTCTTTGGCAAAAGGCTGTAGGTATATTTAGTTTAGTAAAGCCTGTAGGATTTGTAGATAAAGAGGAGGAGGCTGAATTAACAAAAACAAGGATAGCAGTCGCAGACCTCAATAAAGAGTATGTTAAGATAATAAACCTTTTAAATGGTGGTGGTGGCGACAAGCCAAAACCTATAAAAGCACCAGATTTTGAAGTCAATCAGCAAAATTTAAACGATAGTTTAAAAGCAAGGTCTAAAGAATTATTTGCAGGTCTTAATATTGAAATTCCAGGACTAAAAACTAAGACATTATTAGAGTCTGCAAAAATAGCAGAGGAAGGACTAGCAAATCTAAACACGGCCGCCACTTTTGAACTTGATAAATTTCAAGAAAGATTATTAGATTTTAATCTAGGGTTAGAAGAATTACTAAGCCAAAGTTCTATAGTAGGATATGTTACAGACATAGCGGCAGGAATAGGCAACGCTTTTGCCTCTGGTGGAAACGCAATAAAAGCGGCAGGAGGCGCAATGTTGGGAGCGATTGCAGACATAATGATAAAGTATGGTAGTTTAACTATTGCTTTTGGTATTGCTAAAGAAGGGCTTAAAAAATCAGTAGAGTCTGGCCCTTTTGGCGGTGGTGCTTTGGCAGTTGTAGCAGGGGCGGCATTGGTTGCGGCGGGGTCAGCGATAAAAGCATTTTCAAGTAATTTAGCGTCCTCTGGCGGGGCTACTGGATCTGTAGGTGGTGCAAGTTCATCCTCTGGCGGTGGTGTTACAACTAGTTACGGTAACACAGGCGGAGGGTTTAATAATGCAAGGGTCGTTTTTGAGATCGCAGGAGACAAATTGATCGGGGTTCTCAATAATACGAGTCTAGGTAATCTAAGGGTAGGAGATAGCGACCAATTAATAACTACGGGTTAATGGGTGTTTATATTCAAGTTGATTTCACAGACAACGAGGGGACGGCTTTTAAAATAGAGATCTCAGACCCTAATTACAACAGTTACATACGACAAGTACAAGGAAAGGCCGTTTTAGAATATCCAAGAGTAAAAACAATGGATATGTTAAGGGGGTCGGTCTTAAAAATGCAGTTAGAGGCGTCCGTAACTGATAATTACCAACAAAGATTATATGAAGTTGTAGGAGATAAGAAACTCCCTGTTACACTATACAAAGACGGTGTTGTTTTTTGGAACGGATTTATAAAGCCTGACGGTATTGTAGAAAGTTTTGTATCTGATTATTGGATCATAAACATACAAGCCGTTGACGGGTTGGGACTTCTCGATAACATCAAGTTTTTAGACTCATCCCTAAATATTTACCAGGGTAATTTTAATGAATTGGAAATATTGGCAAGGTGTCTTGAATTGACAGGGCATGATATGAATTTTCGCATACACGATTTAAATTTATATTTTACGGTGGATAATTCAGACCCAACACTATCGCAAGAGGCTATAATTGACACATACGTTAATACGGATAGATACGTAAATGACGATCAAAATAATACTGTATTCACAGCAAAAGAGGTCTTAGAGTCGATTCTAAAGAAATACGGGGCTTTTGTGACACAGCAAAACGGTAAATGGAATATCGTAAGGATAATTGAATTTTTCACTACCTCTACAAGTTTAGCATATACAGAATACCTTATAGACGGTACACAGGATTCAAGCGGCACAATCGACCCGCAACAAGTTCTAGGAAGTGAGATAAACAGCTTTAGCCCTTGCCATGCAGGAGGAAACCAACAAAAGAATTATAAACCATCGTTAGGGGCTTACAAAGTAGTTTATAAATATGGTTTTGTTGCAAGTATAATAGATAATCCTAAAGTGTATTGGGATAGCGTAACAACGATAAGTAACTGGACCTATGAAGATATAACGTTTTTTGATTTTACCGCTTTACAACCCGCTATTGGTGGCTATCCTAGTGGTTATTATCAATCAGAATTTTTAAGCATTCAAAGGGCTGAAATAGTTGTATTTGGAGTAAGTTATAATAATTTCGACACAGAATGTTTAACGTCTACCACAGGGGTAACTAGCGAAGTAGATGGGGCCGTAGGTCTTAAATTCTCAATTAAAGCCGACATTTTCCAAGGCAATAAGACTTTAGGGATGTTCGCACAACTAAAACTAATAGGAGATAGCGGCACAGATTATTATTTAAACGATAACGGAGAATGGACACTATCCACAGCGATAGTAAGGATATTTGAAAATACTTACTCTAGGCTCACAGAAAACGACTTAGTTTTTTTAGGAGGTAGGACAATGACCATATCCACCAATTTAACACCAGAATCCGGCACGGTAGAGGTCCATCTTTTTAGGCCAACGTCAGAAAAAAACACTTTCGCGGCATTGGTAGAGGATAAAGTAATAATTACTAATGTGACGGTTGCCGCTAACGTAGACGCTAATGTAAAAGGAGAAAGCCATACAGCGACACGAATAAGCAACGCAACAGCAGTAGTAGACACAGAAGAAAAAATAAGCGTAGGAGATAATGTTAGCGATCTTTACATAGGCGGGTTAGAAGATTCTAGTGATGAAAATACAGATAGTTGGTGTAAAGCACCAGGAGGAACTATCGACTCATCTAAAAAATGGAAGTTACTTAATTGGATGGTAAGGGATAGACTCACTATAAGTAGTGGAAACGCCACCGTATTTAGTGGTAGTATATTCGGGTATTTGCCTTATTTAGGTGTTTTGTCCATTGAAAATATAGACGGGTTGTTTATGACCATTAAATGGTCCTACGACCTTGCTAATAATGTAATAAACGCAGATCATGAGCGTATTTTTCAAGATGACATTTATTCAGATATAGACTACAGCTTTGAATTAGAGAGTGATAATGTCATAAGACCAGCGATTGAATAAAAATTTAGTAACTTTGAAACTATGGTAGAGGATTTTTACAGGGGTTATGAACAAATACTATATTTAACTATAGGCGGCATTGATTGTCCTATAGCGTGTTTGACTGATAACTCATTTAGTGAAACCGCAGAAATGTTAAGCACCACCACTACAGACAATGGAGGATGGAATACTTCAAGACCATTAAACCAAAGTTATACTATAGATTTCACAGGAGTACAGATATTAACAGAAGAAACAACACCCGTAAGATATAGCCTAGACACTTTAAGGGTGTTGAAACGTGCAAGGACCAGAATAGAATGGAAAATAGAGACAGACGGCGTATTTGAACAAACAGGCGAGGGTTACATAGTGGACTTATCAGAAAGCAGTCCAGTAGATGACTTTTTAACTTTTAGCGGAACTATTGAGGGCTACGGTGCGCCAGTATTAGTGAGTATAGCCGAAACAACTTACGAGTTTGAGGATGAAACAGTTTACGTATTTGAAGACTAAAACATGGCAGGAAGAAAAAAATTATCAGAAAAAGACAGTATAACCACAGCGTTAGAGACCGCAGGATTACACGTTATACAAGGAAATAAGTCCTACAGAATAACTAAAGCGAACTTTCAACAATCATTAACAAGTGGATTTGCGGGCAGTCTAGCGATTGCAGACACGCCTACAGTCGATGGGATATACATAGCAGAGGAAACAGGAACTTATACAAACGCAGGTAGTTTAATTGTAGACCTTTCAGATACATTGACTTTTATAGTAGTGGGCAGTACTCAAACGACTTTTGATAAAATAGAAATACCACTATCAAGCATGGGCTATGAGAGTGTGGGAGGGTTATCTTCTTTAGATACTTTGATAGCGGGCGGTGTAGGTGGTCATTGGGTTGTTACTTCTGATTTCACACTAGACGCAAATAAAACACTACCAAGCGGCACAACCCTTTATTTTAGGGGTGGCATTATAAGTGGAGCGTTTACAATTACGGGAACTGATAGTAAGATAAGCGCAGAACCTTATCAGATATTCGATGACGCGGTTTTATTGGGTGGAACGTGGGACGTAAATGAATTTTATCCTCAATGGTTCGGGGCTACAGGTGACGGTGTAACCGATGACACAGACGCATTTAGCGCATTAAAGAACAGTACTCTAATAAATACGGTATTCATTCCAGAGGGGTCTTATTTAATATCCTCTCAAATAGCATGGACGCAAGAAATAAACCTAATAGGAGACAATAAAAGAGCGACTTTACTAAGTACTGGCTCTAACGTTTCTATGTTTGATTTTTCAGCAAAGACCAAAATAGAGGGGTTATCTTTTTCGTCAGAGGGCCAGACAGACACATTTATAACAGGAACTTCTATAACAGGAGGTATAACGATAAGAAACAACTCTTTTGATTGGGCTAATGGGTCAGGAGTCAATGGGTCAACTACTGGTTACGGTATAGATCTAGTTACAACGTCTGATGTTTTAGTAGAGGGTAATTCTTTTGCTAATTCATGGAGGGATAAAATTTATGACGCCACAGGATGGGACACGGACGGGTCGAATACTAGGAGAGATTTTACAATACAAAACAACGCAACGACAAATAAAACGGTATCAATCCTGAATAACACCTTTTACGACTCTTGCACACCTATACATTGCGGAAATTGTACGGATTTGATCATAGACGGTAATAGGATTGAATTGACAGGAGATACTGCAATATTTGACCGATGCACCGCAGGATTTAGCGAGAATAAAATAATTACCAATAACATACTAAAAGACATAGGGAAAGGGGCTATAAAAACCCTAGACACTAATAACGATACTGGAAACGGTGGCAATAGGTCGGTGGTATCTGGTAATATCATAGAGAATTGGGGCACGAAATTAACGACCGCCGCAATATTTGCGAGTAACGGTTATGATGGGGCTATTTATGCTTATGACGCCACCAATAGAAATAACGACCTGGTAATATCAAATAACACGCTAATAGAAACATCAACAGACTCTTGTCACGCCTCTTTTGATGCTTTTAACGTTGATAACGTACTAATTACAGGCAACACTATAACATTAATGGATGATACTACGGACGTAGACGCTATAATGGGCTATTCTAGGTTTGTTTTCACAAACAACATTTACAAAGCAAATGGAACGATCTCTTTTGGTTATGCTATGTTAAGGGGTATTGTTTCTAATAATTCATTTGAAATATTCGATAATGTCAAGATCGATGGTGACGTAGCCGCCTCGCCAGAGCCTAACAGATTTTTGTTCACATTTACAGGTAATATTGTTAAAACCTCTGACACCGATGTAACAAGCGCACGAAAAGCCTACGGAATAGAAGTAACCACTAACAACGATTATGGAACCTATCACATAGACGGAAATACATTTGAGACTGCAATAGCAAGAGTAGACTCTGACCAGACTAGCGGGGTGGGTATTGCAAGGCTTACAGCATCATCTGACAGTTATCATATAGACAATAACTTAGTTATTTTCACAGATTCGGTAGATACTCAAAAAACCATAGGGGGAACTTTATTGCACCCTTTATATTATAACGCCAATAACGGTTCAGCAGTCATAGACGGCACTACAGGGGTTATCACTTATAAAAAGGGAACTGGTAGCGCATTTAGGACAGATACCGAAACTATAACGCCTGATTAATGGGAAACACAAAAACATTAATTAAATCACTAGCGACCGGAATCCCAGACCTTGCGGATATGGTGGATGATGAGGTTATTTGGGTTGAAGATTCGGAGGTTTTATACAAGCGTGTCGATGCGACTACATTAATATCTAATTCAGGTTTTACTAATGCAAAAGTGGCGTTAGCCCCTAGTGTGGTATTGAACACAGCAAAAACAGGCGTTACAAAAACAAGTGTTGAGGCCGTTCTAGCAGGAGAGATAACAACACATACACATTCAGCAGAATTTCAATCTTACGGTATAGGTACTTCATCAACCACTAGTTCAGCAAGGGTGGTAGCAACTGGCGACTGCGATGACATGAAAGAGAGCGGTTTTTATTTTGTGGCAGATGCGGTAACAAATAAACCTATTTCAAGTGGTGGTCATTTAATTGTAAATAACAACCAAAGCACAACTAACGATAATAAGGTAACTCAAATATTCACACCTAAAAACACTAACGACTTATACATTAGGATCAATGATACTGGATGGGAGTCTTGGGTAAAGATGGTTTATTATAAGAGCTATGTGGTTTCAGGGCTACCAACAGGAGTTCAAGGCGATGTAGCTTATGTTACAGACGCTTTAACACCGTCGTATTTAGGGACTGTTGTAGGTGGTGGCGCGGTTGTTTGCCCTGTTTTTTACGACGGTACTAACTGGATATGTAGTTAAATTAAAAATATTAAATTTGTAATATGTCAGGAATAAAAAATTATACGATCCATAAAGGAGCCACATTTTCAGAGTCAATAACCTATCAAGATAGTGAAGGGGTTGCGATAGACCTTACTGGTTTTACCGCTACAATGGTAATCCTTGACGATTGGGATGGTAATATTATTGAAACGGTCACGGGAGTTATTGCAACACCTACCAACGGAACGATATTACTAACGATAACAGACGAAACAACAGCCACTTACAACGTTAGTACGGGGGTCTATAAACTAGACATTGAAAGCGGTGGTGGTGAGGTAACAAGATTATTAACAGGCAAAATGTCAATACTCAATTAATATGGCAACATTAGTAGTAACGGAAAAAGTCAATAATGTAGTTGTTCAAGGTGTAGGCGTTCAAGGGCCATCAGGGCCGGGCGGTTCTGGCACGGGTTATCCTGCAAAACTAACGAATCAAAGTATAACAGCTTTCACAGATAAGATATTTACAGCAGTAAGTAATATTTTATCAATTAAACTAGAAAAATCTACGGGTGAAATGGTGGATTTGCCTATTATATCGAAGTCTGGCGGCGGATTGTCGGCAACCGTGAACTATTCAGAAACAGTCTCAAACGTAAATATATTCATATACACAGAGTCATGAAAAAATTAATTATAATACTACTTGTTTTATCTTCATTTAACGCTTTTTCACAAGCGCAAGTCGTTAAAGAGTCTGTGGTAACTGGTGAAATTCAATTACCAAATGGTGTATTTCCAGTTACACCGCCAAGCGGCTCATGGGCTACTTATTTTAGGACTGACGGAGAACAATATAAATGGGATGGTGTTACAGAGACTTGTATAAGTTGCGGAGGCGCAGAGGTCAATGACCTATCCTCTGTAGTTACTTGGGCTAATATTCCAGACGTAAACGTACCTATAACAGCAGTAACACAACACGAAGGGGCTTTAGCGATAACAGAGAGTCAAATATCAGACTTGTCACATACCACAGATACAAATTTAACAGATGCAGAAGTAGCAACAGCCGCAACCAACGAGGGATTTGTAACGGGCGCACACACGGTAGATACTAACTTAGACCAAGCAGGGGTCGAGGCTCTAGGATTTGTTACAGGGGCGCATACAGTATTAAGTAACGCCACAACTATAACGCCAGTTACAGGGGTAACTACAGTAACACAAACAAATGTTGAAAACGGTATTATATTCCACCAAACAAGCGGAGCGAATACGGTAACGGTGGACCCGATGGCTTTAGATTATACAAGTAACGCGGGTTGGTTTACTTTTTTTATAAACTCGTCAGGCTCTAATATGACAATAGCAAACGGCGCAGGGGTCACAGGGGCAAGTCATACAGTCGCGGATGGTGAATATTTAACTTTATTCAGTGAGGCGGATGACGTATGGCAGATATATTCAAAAACAACCACAGCAGGAACACCAGAAGGCACAGCGATATTATCAACAGGAGAAACAGTTGGTAAGGTCTTGCAAACTAACGGCGATAATACTAGTTCTTGGGTCACTCTTGGAGGTGGTGGCGATGCTTTGGTGGCAAATCCTTTAAGCCAATTTGCGGCCACTACTTCATTACAATTATTAGGGGTTATGTCTGATGAGACAGGAACGGGGAGCGTAGTATTTGCAACATCACCGACATTAGTTACACCGACTTTAGGAGTAGCCACAGCAACTACAATAAACGGGGCTACTATAACAAGTGGAACTTTAAACGGAAGCGTAACGGGTACAAATACAGGCGATCAATCCTCTATTGTAGGTTTGACAGGCACGAAAGCGCAATTTAATACTGAATTGTCAGATGGTACATTTTTATACGTAGGTGATGCGCCAACGTCACACAACCATACAGAAAGCGATATTACAGACCTTTCGCATACAGTAGATACTAACTTAGATATTGCAAGCGCGGCGGAGGTAGATACAGGAACTAACAATACTAAAGCAATAAGCCCACTCGCTTTAGCAGGGAGTCAATTACAAACTGATGTGACAGCGAATAACGCTAAAGTAACAAATGCAACCCATACAGGGGATGTAACAGGGTCAACAGCTTTGACTATTGGAGCAGATAAGATACTTGAAAGTCATTTAAAAGCAGTAAACACGCCAACAGACGAATACATTTTAACTTACGAGGCAACGACTGGCGATTTTGAATGGCAAGCGGCGGCAGGGGGTGGCGATATGTCTACGTCTACTTATGACGGGGCAGGAATAAACGAGCAGTTAGTAGGTTTGACAGCAACCCAAACATTAACAAACAAAACATTAACAACACCAGCAATATCAGGAAATTTAACAACAGACGGTCTTATTGATGGTATTGATATTGCAACTGATGTAACGGCAAACAATGCAAAGGTTACTGATGATGATGAGGGTGTGGCGGAAACATGGGGTGCAAGTTGGAATTTAAAAACAGAAGCACCACAAAAACATGATGTTCACCAAAAGTTTTTAACAAACGATGCCGCCATAGCATTAAATACGGCAAAGGGAGATTTTACAGCAGGCGATGAATCAAAATTAGATGCTATCGAGGCTTTGGCAGATGTAACCGATACAGCCAATGTAACAACCGCAGGGGCTTTAATGGATAGTGAAGTGGACGCAGATATTAAAACAATGACCATAGCGGCAAGTTCTACTATTTCAGGCTCAAATACTGGTGATAACGCAGTAAACACTCTTTATAGTGGATTAGTTACAGAAGATAAACACGCAGTAGTACAATTAGCGTGTAGTGACCTAACAACAGCGATAACCACAGGAACGAGTAAAGGTTATTTTAGGATGCCTTACGCTATGACGGTAACCGATGTTAGGGTTTCTTTAATAGACGCCGGAACGGTTACAGGGGTTACTATAGATATAAACGAGGGGGGAACTTCTATTTTAAGCACTAAATTAACAACGGACGCCACAGAGGAGACAAGTGAAACAGCAACTACAGCCGCAGTAATAAGCGATACAGCACTAGCGGATGACGCAAAGATAACCATTGATTTTGATGCAGTACCAACGGCGGGTCTAGGTGTTATAGTGACCATAATCGGAACTAGAAACTAAATGAAAAAGTTAATTTTAATATTATTCCTTTTTACAGGGGTTTCACATGGGCAAAGTATAATAAATAGTTATGCTCATGCAGTTGTAGGTGGTGGAGGTGGTGCGGTCCCTGTATTAGAATCACAGGCACAGAGTTCTTTTACTTCTGTAGCAACGATAGCGGCCACAGCCCCAAGTGGAATTGTTGACGATAACGTTTTATATGCGTGCCTTACTATAGATAGTGGTTCGGATCATACAATAGTTGCCCCTACTGGATGGACCCGTGAGACAGGATTAGATAATCAAGCAAATGGAAACGAAACCGCTTGGTTTTCTAAAACGGCCGCGTCAGAAAGTGGTACTTATACTTTTTCATGGACAGGTAGCGAAAGCGGGCAAATAACAATATTTAGGGTGTCAGGAAGCGATACAAGTGATCATTTTGGCACTATTGGCACTAAAGTAAACGGAACGTCCACTTCAGGGGCAGATGATGACATGGCAGGGGTTACAAGCGTAGAGGATAACACTTTAGTTATTTCTTACCTCACAACAGATAGGGGTTATACTTTTAGTGGCAATGAAACTATAAACGGCGGCACAGGTTGGACAATGGTAAACCAAATAGAAGGTTGGGGAGGATCTGGCGGCGTTAGTTTTGCATTACTAGAGAAAGACATGGCTAGTAGTGGCAGTTCAGGAGTAGCAACTATAGGCGATTTCGATAGCGCAAAAGATTTTAACACGCAAGCATTTACTATAAAATCCAATTAATGAAAAAGATATTATTTTTCTTATTATTAATAACCTCTTTTACGTATGGACAGCAGCTTGCATTTCCAAGCGCAAAAGGGGCAGGGGCTTATGCTACAGGTGGCAGAGGTGGTCAAATAATTAAGGTTACAAACTTAAACGCAAGCGGATCAGGGTCTTTATTGGAAGCCTTACAAACTACAGGGCCAAGAGTTATAGTGTTCGAGGTTGGCGGTACAATAGATTGGCGTACTGTTTCAGGTTTTTATGTCGAACAGATGGGCGGTTCTAATCATGATAACGTTACAATCGCAGGGCAAACAGCACCAGGGGGAATCACGATAGAAGGCTATTCTTTTATGTTTAATCGAGTTGATAACGTTGTTATGCGTTACATAAGGAATAAACACGTATCAATAGCGGATAAACAAGAAGATGGTGCAATTATACGAGGGTCAAATATAATCTTTGATCATTGTTCGTGGCAAGGTGGTAAAGATGAAATTATAAGTCCTTACGATAGTTCTTTCCCGATGGGCATGGTGACTTTACAAAGAAACCTTATAGGTAACGGAAAGACAGGTATGATATTTGGCGGTCAAGATGTTCAAGATGGAGATATAACAGGGGAAGATAATGACTTCTCAATGGTAGAAAACCTATTTGTGGATATTTCACACAGATTTCCAAACCCATTTGCAAAGCAAGATTCAAGATTTGATATTATAGGAAATGTTATTTATGCCGCTAAATTAAGGTATATGTCAATATACGGCGAGGACGGACAGAATAACGAGGATGTTTATATTGACCTTAACTACGTAAATAATTATCATAAAATATCATCTTTCTTTTCAGGAGTTTACGGTAATTACTATGATGACAATTTTCATCAAATATCAGAATACGGTTTAAATACCCCAAACAAAAGACTTCATGCAGGGGGTAATATAGTCACAGGAACAGATGCTTCGGCTCAATGGATAACAACGCCTAAAGCACATGACCCTGAATTATGGACAAACTTTAATTTTGCATTTGGCGGCGATCAACAATGGAATAGAGTGCCTTTATTAGAGTTTAGTACAGGCAATGGGTTACACGCTACGCAATTACCAATATTGGGTCAATCATGGTCATTATTAACAGCCGAACAGGCTTATACGTCCGTAACTGGTGATGTAGGGGCAAACGCTTATTTAAACGATTCTCACGTAAAAACATCGTATTCAGAAAGTCAAGATAATTACTTCATTCAAAAAGTAATTAATGATACCGCAACCGATCACGGGGGATGGGAAGAAAGTCTAATGCAATACAGTACACATTCAGGATTTACACGCCCCGCAAATTGGGATGACGATAATGATGGTATGCCTGATACATGGGAAGTTACCACCTTTGGAGATACTACAAGTCAATCAAGTTGGGGAGATCATGACAGCGACGGAATACCAAATTTAGAAGAATATTTGAATATAATAGACGGTGCTGCGGTGGTTATTGATGTAACTGGTGTTACGGTTTCGCCAAGTTCAGCAACGGTAAATATTCCTGACACCGAACAATTAACAAGAACGATAACTCCTAACGATGCTACAAATCAATCGGGTGTTTGGTCGAGTTCTAATGGCGCAGTTGCAACGGTAGATCAAGCGGGTTTAGTGACACCTGTATCTGTTGGAAGTGCAACCATCACATACACGGCAAATGACACCTCACAGGGCGTTTTTACCGATACTTCTGTTATTACAGTAACCCAAACAGTCAATGACCTAGTTAGTGTTGATGTGACGCCAAATAACCAAACATTGACAACATTAGATCAGGTTCAAATGTCAGTTGCTTACACACCTACAAATGCCACAGATCAAACTGGTGTTTGGAGTTCTGACGCTACGAGTATTGCTACGGTAGATAGTAACGGATTAGTAACGCCTTTACAAGATGGTACGGTTAATATCACGTTCACGCCTACAGACCAAACAAATAGCGCAGTAGATACCACAGAATTTGTAATATCATTACCTACAGGCGACACCGTTGTAATACAGCTTAATTGTGATTTATGTGATATTAAAGAAAAAATATCTACAGGAGAAACATATAGTTCTAATGTAGAATTATTAAAGGACTACGGTTATCCTTATTACATGGCTAACGGGTTTCACTTTTATTATTCAGGTGTTCCTTCGGGAAAAACTGTTGAAAATTCATATTTAACATTCACAAATTACAATCCAACAGAAGGAACTGGAAGCGGCAATTTAGTTATAAAAATAGAAGATTCTCCAAATCCAACAGTTTATACATTAGGGGATTACGATATAAGTAATAGAACCTATAGAGGTACTACAATTCCATGGAATAATGTAGAAGAATGGACGGTTTCAGAACAAACGTATCAATCAGT